GTGCCCGAGACCGTACGAACAGCGCTCGCAGCGTTCAAGATCACCGATCACTTTTTGCAGCTCTCCAAGAGCAGCCGTGAGCGGTACACCCTGATCTTGAACGAGGTCGAACGCGTTGCAGGCAGCTCCCTGCCGATCGGCCGTCTCAACCAGGGCCACGCGTCCGCTGCTCTCCACGCGCGACGACAGGCCGGAGCTGGTGAGGCCACGCTCAACACCTACCGAAGCGCGCTTCGTTCGATAGCTCAATGGTTGATTGATACGGGATACACCAAAACAAACTTTGCAACAGGTATCCGCAACGCCAAGACAGTGGTAGCGCGCTCGAAGCGTAAGCCGATCTCTGCTGACCAGGCACGGGAAATGCTGAAACTGGCGTTCGAGATTCACCCGCGTGATGGAGTAACCGTGGCACTTCTGTTGTTCACTGGTTGCCGTGGTTCTGAGGTTACGGGCCTGAAGTGGCATCACATCGATTTCGATTCCGGGATCTTGACAGTGTTCCGGAGCAAGGTTCGCGACGAAATCACTATGCTCATGCCAACCGAACTCCGCACCATCCTTTTGGACTGGTCTGCACACGAGCTGAACAACGGAGCTAAGCCCTCCGATTTCGTTGTGCCAGCACTCAAGAATCGTGGTTTCCACAAGGGACTGCCGTACCGCATGACGGCCGATTGGCCCCTGAACCACAGTGCCAAACAGACAGGGATGCGCAATCGGGTGAAAGAGCTTCTGAGGGATGTTGGGGAAACCGATTTGGTCGGCAAGGGCTCACACACGTTGAGGCGCACTTCAGCGAACCTGTTCCTCAACGCCACAGGGGACATTCGAGCCGTACAGCACTTGCTCGGACATTCGTCCGTCGCAATGACTGAAAAGTATCTCGACGTTGACGCACAAGCGGCCAAGTATGGCGCGATGATTCAAAGCTGGACCATCTGAGAACTCCCAGGTCATTCGTTCCTGGGCTATCTCAAACACACAAGTAACACCAAATAGAGAAGAGGAAACGCAACATGTTCACTTTCATTGGATTCATCGTTAAGGCTGGTCTGTGGATGGCAGCGGCTATCTCGTTCGGCAACGCTCTTGGCGAGGCCCTGATCTCCAACCAGGCTTACGCCGCGCTGGCGTGGCTCACGTACGGCGGTGCTGCCCTGGTCGCACTGGTCGTGATCCGCGTGGCTGGTAGGCGAACACGGCGAGCCTGACCCGCTTCACCCCCTGAGAGCCCTCCTGATCTCGTCAGGAGGGTTTTCTCATGCCCGCACTACAACCAGGCCTGCCAGAGGCCTACAGGACAGCGCAGCCTTGATCCACACACTTCGTAAGAGGGAGAAGTGCATAAGGCGGAGGAAAGCATAACCAGTACGACTTAGCGTGGTTCTTGACGTCTGCTCCGATTGGCTCATCATTGAGTAGCAATCAGTGCCAATCACAGGAGGTGTGAAGTGGACCGAACATCGGTGTCACTGAACACGAGAACGGTGGCGAGGTTGAAATCTCTCGCTTGGGACCTGTCCATCACACAGGGCCACAAACTTTCGATGAGCGCAGCATTGGACAAGATGATGATTGCGTTTGCGAAAGAGTTCTACAAAGAAGATCCGAACACACTACAAGAGCTTTTGAAGGAGTATGACAGTGAATAGACAAGGATTCCCTAAGGACACTGAGACGATATGGGTGCTTTCGATAGTGCCGAACATTCCCGTTGAGGTAGACGAACGTACCAACAGGGTTGTTTCAGTTCTGGGCCATCCTGGCACTCTGTCGCGCGCACAACGTCGCGACTGCGTGATCTACGTGACGAGCAAGGGTGATGAGGTCATGTGGTGGATCACGAGGAAGGGGAAGACCTCAGGCGATCACAAAGCGTTGGCCAACGCATCACGTGGGCGATGGCAACGGGTGACACGCACCAACAGGGCCTATGAATACCGAGAGATCGCCGACATTGACCCTCCGACGCTTCAGGTGTTGTCGGACGAACAAGCGTGGAAGGTGATCAGACACGAGTGGCCCGTCGAGTGAGGAAACGAAGAAAGCCCCCTACGTGTTCGACCGTAGGGGGCATTACTCTCAACTGGGAGAACTATCAGGTACGACCTCACCAAACCGCATTGTGAGGATAACACAAAATGGGCGAACACCTTGACCGCTTACGCCGTAGGGCGAACCGCCAGACACTTCACCTATTACGTGAAGTCGAGAGCATGCAAAAGGCCCACATAAGCGACGATGCCTCTTGGCTGAAAGCATTCATGCTATACCCAGACGTATCCGAGTACATCACCTCAAAGCATCCTGGTCGTGACCGTGGTGCCAAAATTCTTCAGCAGAGGGAAGCTATCGCCCTCTTAGAGAACGGAGTCGAATTCTTGTTCACAACACTGCCTGAACGCGTTGAATCGGTCTTCTCCTACTATGAAACGTCTGGCCTGTTCGACACCCTCCCGCTTAGCGACTCCCTCATGCTGAAACTCCTCCTCTGGAGACATCATGAGTTAGGAGAGTCGATTGTCACGGGATACGGATACATGGCTGTAGCGATTGAGAGTGCTTACGGGAAGAGACTCAGCCTCACACTAGTCGGTAAGTCGTTCCAACGCCTTCACAATCGAGGACTGATCCACTTCAGGAAGGGCAGGCCCGGAGGACTCCCCAGTCGGTGTGATCTGGTGGTCCCAGATGATCTCACTAGACCTCCTTCCCTGGGAGAAGGGTCTTCTACTGCTGGTCAGAGCATTCCAGCAATCATGGAGGGCTCAGGGAAAGATCACTTCCGAGCTTGGAAAGAGATCCACATAACGGATGATGTGATTGAAGCACTCGCGCGGTACGCGGCCGAGGCAACAGAGAACACAAAGATCCGCTATGAACGCTATGAGGAGGCTTCCAAACAGAAGGAATCAGCATGGTTGGAAGGAATCATCTGATGGACATTCCAATCCAGCGTGTGATGCTTGAAGTGGCGGATAGAGATAGACCAGAAGTCGTAACCGGCTCTGTTCTTTGTTGGATGAGTACGGCCGCGCCTGGTCCAGGTGTGGATCTCGATAACGAACAAGACATCACCGACGTAGCCATTGCCTGGTTCCGCAAGATTGTGCTTCCGAGAGATCCCGGTTGCAGCTTCACCGAAGTTCAATGCAGTGTGGACAACGGACTCCTCACGCTTGCGGTTCCCTGCACTGGGGCAATGTCGTGAGCGCTCGCATTCTGGGCGAATGGCCGTGCGAGGTGTCCTTTCAGGACGGGATAGGGCTCGTAGGGGAAGTCAAAGCGTTCGAACACCTCGTAGTCGTCGGTGACGGCCCGACGACATGCGATTGCTCGCTGTTCGAGCACAACGGCACCTGTAGGCATTCTGTGAAAGTCGCCGAACTCTGGGACAAGTTCTTAGCGGACACATACGGCATTGTGACAACTAAGAGGTACGGGAGACCCCACAAGCGGTTCGATGATCCCTCAGAGCCTGTGAAGTCCTGCCGTACGTGTTCTGTCACCAAACCACTCTCCGCGTTCTACAAACACCCCGCTAGCAAAGATGGCCGACAAACACAGTGCAAAGAGTGTGTCAAGGCTTACGAGAGAGCGCGCTATGTAGATTCCACCCGTTTGCAACTACCTTCGAATCCACCAACATGGCAGGAAGCTTTCAGCACAGATCCCACTTATGTGATAGCGATTCTGACAGAAGCCAGGAAGAGCCTACGCAGGAAAGCCACATGGCGCGCGAAGCGTGAGTCGCTAGGTGCCGATCTGTGAGGTATGGGCAAATCCATCAACTGGCCGAACGGTGGTTCCCGCACCTGGAGAAAGATCCGGGTTGCGGTACTCGAACGCGATAACCACACCTGTCAGTTACGCATATCGCCCAACTGTGAAGGCACTGCCACTCAGGTCCACCACACAAGGCCACGATCTCAGGTTGGGGATGACCCTCAATACCTGGAGTCCTCGTGCTGGCCATGCAACAGGATGGCCGGAGAACCGGGTAGCAATCAGGGCACCGAACCGCAACCTACTCACATGACGGAGTGGTGACACATGTCCACTCCCGAACGCATCGTGTCTATATCTGAACTCCTCGGGGAAGACACTTCACCCGAACACACACGTCAACCCGTTACAACTCCATTTTCCCCATCTATCCACACTCCTGGCCAGGCCGCCCTTTCCGTTTTTGTTTCCGCTGAGAATCCTGAAGCCGAGGAAACCTCCACAGAAGAGGAACCATCCTCGGAAGAATCCCCGAAAGACACACGATCCCTCGAACAAATCTTCCAGGATGTTTTGAACCAGGAACCAACGTTTCCTGAGCTTGTCGGTATCACAGAGCCTAGGCTGTGGACAGAACCGCTTCGACCCCTCACGCCTGAGACCTCTCTGGGGTTCGACGTGGTGCGCTGGTGCGTGCAAGAGGCGGGATGGATGCCGATGCCCTACCAGGCATGGCTCTATGTGCACGCATTGGAACTCCTCCCGAACGGATTCCTCCGTTTCTCGTACATCTTGCTTCTGGTGTCCAGGCAGAACGGGAAGACCGAATGGGCGAGTTACCTTATTGCGTATTTCATCGCACACGGCCGTAAGGCAGTGCTAGGGACTTCTGCCACGCTGGAAACCGCCCTTGAAAGCTGGGAAGACTGTGTTGCGGTACTGGAGTCCTTAGAAGACATCTTCGGTTCCGTGCACGTGGTGAAAGGCGCGGGTCGAGTCTGTGCCACGACACAAAAGCAAGGTGCCAAGTACAAAATCGCGAGTGCTAACCGTAAGGGCGGGCGTGGTAAGAAGCGGATTGACATACTGGTCGAGGATGAGTTGCGTGAGCATGAGACGTTCGAGGCACATGCCGCTGCGGACTCGACTACGACAGCGGTACCGGATTCGATAACGCTGCTCTTGAGCAACGCGGGCGATGTCCGCTCTGTGGTGCTGAATCACTTCCGCAATCTTGCGATAGCGGGCACAGATCCTCACGTGGGGCATTTCGAATGGTCGGCGGATGCCGAAGCACCCGGATTCGAGATCTCCGATAGACAACAGTGGCGGCAGGCAGATCCCGCACTGGGATTCACCATCACGGAGGATTCGTTAGCGTCGAAGATGACGGGACCGCCACAGATCTTCAAAACCGAGAACTTGTGCATTGGCGTCCCCATGCTGAAGGCGCTGGTTCAGCCGTCCTTCTGGGCCTCATGCCTGGACCCCGGCACCCTCGACCCCTACCGCCGTGCTCTGGCCGTGTGCGTGGCGCTGAGCCCCGATCTGAGCCACATCAGCTTGGTTGCTGCGGCTGTGCTGCCTGATGATCGGGTCAGAGTCGAGACCGTGAGGGTATGGGACTCCACCACCACTTTCCGAAGTGAGATCAAGGCACTCCTCACCCGCATCAATCCTCGGGTGTTCGGATGGCTCAAACAGATGCCAGCAGGACCGAACCCGTTATCTCAGGAGCTAGCGAAACTCCCGCGTAGCACTCCTCTCACTGCCGCTAACACAGCAGAAGCCGTTACCACCCTCGCAGAACTCATCGGTGCCGCACGTATCGCCCACAACGGGGATGAGTTGCTACAGCATCAGATCTGCGCGGCACCACCTAAGCCACAGGATGCGGTAACCGGTGTACCGCAAGACGGCACATTGGCCGTAGCGGGTGCTGTGTGGCTTGCGAGAGGACTCCCCAAAGCGCCGATGTTATGGATGGTGACAGAGAACGGCGTGATGGTGGGCTCCGATAAGGTGGAGTGAGCGAACGTGGGCTTTTGGCAGTGGTTAATGGAATCACCTGGTGTTGAGACTTCTCTCAATGCCGAATCTCCCGCTGTTCAATTCTCCGGCATGCCCGTTGGTAGTGACTATGAGACCTATAAGGCATTGGTAGGCAACGATTACGCAAGCGGAAGAGTCACTAGAGACCAGATTCGCAGAATCCCAGCTTTCCGTAGGGCAAGAGATCTCATCTGTGGCGTGCCCGCCCAGCTCCCTCTGCACGCGATCAGGGAGCGCGACGGCAAAGAGGTCAGTCACGATCTTCTGGTCCAGCCGGAGAGCCCCAACGGACTCGTACGCGTGGTCACGGTGGCCCGGACGCTCGAAGATCTCTGGTACGACTCCCGATCTCTGTGGCTTGTGTTGCAACGCAATGAGAAGGGGTTTCCTACTGCGGTCGAACGCATCCCTGTGGGCGAGTGGACGCAAGACGAGGACGGCTTGATCCGGGTACGCGGTAGGGAGCTGCGGATTGAGGATGGGAAGTTCCCTGGGATCTTGTTCATCTCACCAGCAGATCCGATGGTGGAGAGTGCCGCTCCGACCGTGAAACGGTTGCTGCGCTTGGAAGCCGCCGTGGAGCTGTACAACCAATCCCCAGAGGCCGCCGAGTACTTCACGGCCCCCGGCATCCTGCCGAATGATCCGATGCTGACTGAGTTCCTCACCGCGTGGAATGCCTCACGGCAGGCTCGATCCACCGGCTTCATTCCGGACGGCGTAGAGCGCCACGAGGTACAGCGGATGACTCCGCAGGAACTGTCCCTTATCGACAGTCGTGAGTTCGAGATCAAAGAGTGTGCGCGGTGCACTGGTATCGACCCCTCGTGGTTGGCAGTCAACCAAACTACGCGGTCATACACCAACGAACAGGACATCAGACGCGCGTTCACTGATCTCACAGTGGGACTGCTGACGTCCGCACTCGAACAACGCTTGAGCCTCAACGATGTCACCCCGCGCGGACACAAGGTCCTGATCAACTGGGATGCGTTCCTCCGTGGCAACACAAAGGAACGCTACGAGACATACAAGATCGCTGCGGAGATCGGGCAGATCACGGGCAAGCCTCCTGTCACGGGCGATGAAATCCGCGAGCTGGAGAACCGCTCTCCCTTGGGAGACAACAACAACGGGGAGCAGACCGATGAATGATCGCGTCACGTTCGAGTTCGCTCCGAGCACCACACTCAGCGTGGATCAGGAGTCCCGAATGATCTCGGGTATCGCCATCCCGTTGGGTCAGACAGCGTGGAAGAAGGGCAAGAAGTGGCGCTTCCTCCGTGACAGCGTCCAGTTCGGACAGCGGACTCCCGCACTGCACAACCACGACGTGAACCGTGGTGTCGGCAAGCTTGCCTCTCACGAGTGGACTGATGACGCTCTGCGCGTCAAGGTCAAGGTCAGCAAGACAGCACGCGGCGACGAGATCCTTGCCCTTGCTGAAGATGGCGCTCTCGGGTTCAGCGTTGGCCTCGATGTCCCGCGTGGCGGAGCCAAGACCGTAGGCGACGAGTTCGTTGTCTCCCAAGCATTCGGCGGAGAGATCTCTCTGACGCCGTTGCCCGCCTACGCGGGTGCGATGGTGGAAAGTGTTGCGATGCAAGAGGAAGGGGTGGCCCCGATGGGTGCCGACTCGAAGGTAACCTTCGACATCACGGAGGGTGCTGCCCCCGTGATCAATATCGAACTCAATTCCAACGACATGGCTGATGCCATCGTGAAGGCGATTGGCGCTCAGACTGCCGCACCTGCTGAGGGTGGCGACGGACCGCAGTTACAAGCCGTCCCGCGTGTGCACGTGGACGAGGAACTCCCTTACCGCTTCAACGGTTCCCGTGGTGCTCACAGCTTCGTGCAGGACGCGTGGAACGGCTACTACAAGAACGACAGTGACGCGCGTACCCGTATGGACAAGTTCCTGAGTGTGGCGTTCGTGGATACCGGCGATGCTGCAACCCTGACACCCAAGGGTTTCCGCCCTGATCTGTATGTGGATGAGAGAGATGTCAGACGTCCGCTTGCCGGGATGATCAGCGGCGGAACCCTGAGTGATATCCAGACATTCACTGTGCCCAAGTTCGGCACAGCGGCTGATCTCGTTGCACCGCATGTGGAAGGTGTCGAACCGGAACTCGGTACCTTCACCGCGACTGATCAGGATGTTGTGCCACACGCGCTGTCCGGCAAGGTGGAGATCACCAGGGAGCTTGCCGACAAGGCCGGTCCGCAGGTCGACGGAATGATCTGGAGCAAGATGCTGCGCAGTGCCGCGAACGGTGCAGAGGACCGCATCGCAGACATGTTGGCAGCCTTCACTGATCCGTCCCCGCTCGCACTGAACGGTGTGGACGTTGCTCTTGCGGATGATCTCGAAGAGACCACGGTCGACGTTGATGATCTCGACCGCTTTGGTGTGCTCGCTGCGGAACCGGCTCTCTTCAAGGCACTGGCAACCGCCCGTGACACCACGGGCCGCAAGTTGTTCCCTGCCACTCCTGTGGTCAACGCGGACGGCACACGCTCGAACCTGTGGACTCTCGACCTGGGCAACGGCCTTACCGCCGTGAAGGTGTCCTCTCTGTCGGATTCCTACCTGATCGAACGTGGTGCCGTATATCAGTGGTTGTCTGCTCCGAGGAAGCTGAATTTTGATATTCAGGTGAAGTCGGTCTTCCTGGGCTTCTGGCAGTACTCGGCGGAAGCGATCATTGATGATGCCGGTGTCCGCAAGGTCACCTACACGGCCTGATTCGTTGGCGGGTAAGGGAGTTGGCGATGAGTAACCCGATCGGCGACAAGGGTGAGTACCTACAGGAAGTCGCGGAGCAGCCAAGTGAGAAGGCCGTGAAGCGCGAGAAAGCCAAGCCGGACGAGGCAAAGCGCGCTTCACGGAAGACCGCTACACAGGCGGACGCTCCGAAGCGCGCCAGGCGTTCCACCACGGCACGCAAGCGCAAGGCTTGATCAACGATCAAGAAATTCGCCGACAAAAGTTGGAGGTGTGGATCATGGCGGTGACGCTGCAACAGGCGGCCAACTACGTTGGTGCGTCTGAAGAGGATGAGTTCCTGATCCTCTTCTTCAACGCTGCTCCGGAGCTGATCAAGGACTACTTGCGCGGCGGGAAGGTCCACCCGTACGTCTTTGACAGCGCGCATCTTCAACTGGTGTCGGAGTTGTGGATCAGGCGGAACAACCCTGGCGGGATGGTTCAGTATGCAGAAGGTATCCCCGCCAGGTTGGCTCGTGACGCCATGTTGTCGGTAGCCCCACTGCTGATGTCCAAGCGTGGATTGGGGACGCCAGGATGATCGAGGAGATGCGTTCTCAGCTCATAGAAGACCTTGGCGCGCTTGATGTTCCGGTTCATCCGCCGTGGCCTGGTCGGGTAGCGCCTCCCTGTGCCATCGTCGGTTTTGAAGATGGTCGTTACGTGGTCGCTGGTGACACGTACGGCTCGTTCGAGGTCCTCCTCACGGTCACCCTGCTGGTGGGCGTCTCCGCTACCCGTGTGGCCGATCTGGAGGCCTTGATCGAGGGAACCCTTGCCAACACTGGGGATTGGTCCCTCAAAGGGGTCGATGAGCCCACAGAGTTCGTTGAGTCGGGGATGTCCCTACTCGGAACCATCGTTCACATAGGCAAGATCGGGAAGCTGTGAGGAGTGAAACACCATGGCAGCAATCAAGAAGAACATCCTTCGGCTCACGATCGAGGACGAAGAGCGTAAGTTCGAGGTGTCGAAAGCCGTCTTCACCAACAAGAAGTCGGAGTCAGACTTCCTCTCGTTCGGTGACGCTGAAGCGGGTGGCGGGCGAGACTGGGCGCTCGATCTCACGTTCGTTCAAGATCCGGGTGATCCGGACTCGCTCTGGAATCTCATGTACGACCACGCGGGTGAGGAAACCGAGGTGGCGGCCAACTTCTACGGCGCAGACACACCAACGGCTACCGAACCTTCTTTCACTGCAACATGTCGCATCGCATTGCCTGATGGTGACGCACTCGGCGGTGAAGCGGATGCGAGTGATTCAGCTCGCCAGGTGGTGTCCGTGTCGTGGCCTTCCACAAGCGGAAAGCCTGAGCGGGACACGGGTGTCTGATGGCAAAGGCGATCAAGGCTGAACTCGAAGGCATGTCAGAAGTCGTGGCACGTCTTAACAGTCTTGGCCTGAAGCTGACCGACATCCCCACCATGCCTGTTGTGGCGCAACGGTATGCGGAGGTAACCGCATCCTTGGCACCTAAGCGTTCCGGCTTCCTGGCAGGCAAGATCAAGGCTGTGAAGTCGAAGAAGAACCAAGCGGCTGCACGATCTTCCGCGAAGTACAGCGCTGTCATCAACTACGGCAACCCGAAGCGGAACATCCGCGCGCAACACTTCATGAACAGAGCTGATGACGTTCTGGCACAAGAACTTATCGCCCTGATCAACAAGGGCATTGATCAGCTCATCGCAGAACAGGATCTTCAACCATGACGGACAGACTGCCGCTCGAACAGAGCATCAAGGGTCTCACAGGCTTTGAAGTCATTGCGGCACAGAAACGCTACGGGATGGACTTCGAGAAGCTGGGAGGCATCCGCACGCTGGTGGCCACGGTGTGGGCGTACGAGAACAGAGCCGAAAAGACGTCGTGGCAAGCAATCGAGGGGATGACGCTCTCCGAGCTGGAGTCTTACTTCCCCGAACCGGACCTTGATCCTGAGTCAGACCAGGGAAAAGGATCAACTCTCTTGAACGAGAGTCCCGACGACTAGCCAACATCATGGTGAGCCTGCCTGGTTGGAAGCCTGAGGATTGGTACCGGCTCACCATGAGAGAGCAAGCGGACATCGTTGCAGCACTGAGGAAAGCGAGGAGGTGAACACACATGGCGGGCACCGTGCTTGTGAGGGTGACTGCGGACGTCTCCAAAGCCACGTCAGGACTTCGGGACGTCGGAAACCAGACTCGGGACCTGGGAGAGAAGTTCGACTCCGCAGGAGGCCACTCAGCCAAGCTTGCGGGTGCCCTGGGTGACCTGGGTGGTTCCCTCGCTGCCGCTGGTGGGGAAGGCAGTGCCCTTGCCAGCATTGGAGAATCGCTCGAAGGTGCGCAGCCGCTGATCATGGGTGTTGCCGGAGCGATGGACATCCTCACTCTCGCAACGAACCTCGCTCAAGCTGCGTCCGTGAAAGCGGCTGCATCCTGGGTAGCACAGAAGGCTGTTCAGGTAGCGAGCACGGTTGCTACGGGTGCGATGACAGCAGCACAGTGGTTGCTGAACGCGGCCTTGAACGCCAACCCGATCGGTCTGATCATCCTTGCGATCACCGCACTTGTGGCCGGAATCGTCTATCTCGCAACACAAACCCAGTTCTTCCAGACGATCTGGGCTGGACTTCAACCTGTGTTCGAAGCTGTCGGAGAAGTCGCAAAGAAGGTGTTCGAGGGCATCAAGTTCGTGGTAGAGAAGGTGATCGGCTTCATCGTCGGTTACGTGAAGTTCAACATTGCGATCTTCGTGAAGACGTTCGAGATCATCAAGCAGATCCCCGAGTTCGTGAAGAACGCCTTCAACGCTGCGGTGGACTTCATCAAGAGCCTGCCTGGTCGGATGATCGAGCTAGCGAAAAACGTCATGCGTGGCCTGGTCGACGGCATCAACGCCGGTCTCCAGTGGGTGAAGGACAAGGTTTCGGGACTGGGCAACCTGATCCCCTCCTGGTTGAAGAAAGTCCTTGGTATCTCTAGCCCTTCACGCGTCATGAAGACGTTGGGACAGCAGACGATTGATGGTTTGGCTGAAGGTCTTTCGTCGCGCACACAAGCCGTAGAGCGTGCCATGTCCGGCATCAGTGATGCGGTAGCGGGTGCAGACCTACGCGCCAACGCGGACATAGAGATTTCCGGCAGTAGCAAGGGTTCTGGTGGTTCCCCGATCACGATCAACGTATATGCGCATCCCTCGAACAACCCTGCTGAAGTGGGACGCGAGATCGAGAAGTTGTTGCAAGCCAGGAAGTTCGTAGCGGGAGGACTCGATCTCTGATGCCATACGTTGCTTACGACCCAACACTCTTCACGGTGGAGACCGCAGAAGTGGTCCCCTCGACCGTTGGTGGGTTCGTAGGCAGCGGCCTTGTGGGGCAAGAGGTTCAGGACTGGGTGCCAGAGAACGGCTTGGCTTCGTTCGACTACACGAACGGCTACCGGTTCGATCCTGCCTCACAGACATTGATCGTGGACTCAGAGACGGCCACTGTCAGCATCGCCCGCTACGTTTCCTCTGTGGTGCAGGGACTTCCTGAGAACCCTCTCCGCACGGGCGACAAGGTTCGAGTCACGTACGGAGCGTACTTCCGTTACCTGGGCACAGTCACAGGCACCACGATGACCTACACAGAGCGTCCGGAAGCGTTGAAGCATCAGGCTCGGTTCGTGGTTCGGTTCACCGCGCAGTTGCTTGGCACATATGCCATTGCGTTGAGTAAGAGGGTGTGCTGGCAAGAACTTCCCGAGGAATCCGCAGAAGACAGGATCACCCGTTGGGTGAACATCATCACTGACCCTGGTCCGTGGGATGGTGACTGATCATGCCTTCCATCAGCACATGCCAGGCTGCGGTACCGCCCGCGTGGTTCTTCACGTACGGCGGAGTTGGCGGGAACGCACCTGATCCTGAAGTGATCACAACCGACTACGGTCCGGCGTTCCGCTTCAGCTTGAACGGGCAAGGTGAAGCGGTCTCGTCTGCTGCCTTCACGTTCGACGCACCGTTGGTTATCCGGGTGGATCTCCCAGAGGCACAAACCCTTACGTGGGAGGAACACAACGCAGTCATCGTCCTCACGCCGGATCTTGCATGGGGGTTCCCGGAACCTGGGGAGACCGGTCCAGAGTGGTTGGCGCGCAACACAGGCCGCACTGTGGACTCACGCGGGTGGTTTCTGGTCCAGCTGCTCACCGAGTACGACGAACCGTTGTGGGTTGGCCTGGTGGTCGAACAGGTAGACGACACGGACCGCATGCGACTGGCTATCTTCCCGCGTGGTCCCGAGTACCCGGCTGAGACCGGATCGTGGATGCTCCCCGCGTACTTCGGTCCGGAAGATGTTGGCTCTCTGTCAGCGTTCTACGTGAAGATCGAGCGTTGGGGCGAGGGTGGCACCACAACAAAGATCTCCTTCTCCGAAGATGGCGCTACGTGGGATGTGCTGAACGAGGCCTACGCGGATGTTGAACTCTGGTCCACATCACCGGTCTACCTTGGCGTGTCCAACAACTACAGCGCTTTGAACTCCTCGACGCTTTCTGTTGTCATGCAACCACAAGAGCCTGTGGAACATCCCGGTTGGGACCCTGGTTGGGGTGAGGACTGGGACGACAACGCACCCTATGACAGCGATTTCGACTCGAACTGGGATCTTGACGCTATCGCTCCGGCCGTGCCTCAGTTCGGGTGTGACAGCGTGCTTTCGTTGGTACAGCAGTACTCGGCTTTGATCAGGCGTCCGGTTCGGATCATCTCAGGAACTGAGATCTCCCTGGTTGACCTCGACACTGAAGGCATACCGACAGGTTTCCTCACGTATGAGGACAAGTTGTACACCAGTGCTACCAAACAGGTTTCCGCTGGAGCACACACGTTGAGCCTTGATCGTGCAGACCGCACGGTAACGGCTTCTGCCGAGTTCAAACAGGATGACGTAAGACTCCTGGTGTCTAGACACCGTGTGCCACAAGCACTTCCCACCTTTGGTGGTATGCCTCCCGCACCGGTTTCCCGTGTGTCACTGCACTTTGATCCCGAGCACTTTCAAGCATCCGTGGAGTTTTGGATCTCAGATGAGGGAGGCGAGTGATGTCTTACCGGGTGTACTCAGACGGCGATGATTGGGATAGCGCTGACTTCAACATGATGACCTCACAAGGCATCGCGAGGTTCCCTGATGCTGCGGCGAGATCTGCGTCTATCGCTTCCCCTGCAACAGGGCAGTTCACTTGGCTGGACTCACCAGGAGTCCTACAGCGTTGGTCTGGTAGCGCATGGGTCACCTACGCGCCGATTCCTGCTGGTGGCACAACTGGGCAAGTGCTCACGAAAGCCAGCGGCACCGACTATGACTTGACGTGGAGTACGCCATGACGACTTTCGATCTCCACGTTGACCGTGGCGCCACCTTCAGGGCCTCTTTGCTTTGGGGCACAAGGGAAACCTCAGAGTCCGAGACGGAACCGTTCGACCTCACTGGGGCTACGGTGTCCCTCCTCCTGTGGGGGCAAGAGGGCTACTCGGGTGTTCGGTCGTGGCCGTGGCATCAGGCTTACGACTGCACCGTTGATGAGGACAATCGGATCAACGTTGTCTTGTCCGATAAGGAAACCAACGAACTTCCGTCTTCACGGCTTGAGTACGTCATCCGCGTTCTGATGCCCTCACAAGAGGTCCGACATGTTCTTGAAGGGCACATGATCGTGAACCACGCGGGAGGTGTTCCCAGTGATTGAAGTCATTGAAGTCACCGTTCCCGAATCAGTGGATCTCGCGCTGGACTTTGGCGACGCTGAGGTGATCGAGCTGGGCCGGACCGGTCCGGCCGGACCGCCTGGACCCGCTGGTGCGGATGGTGAGCCTGGTCCTCAGGGCATACAAGGTGTTCCTGGCCCCCAGGGACCTCCTGGAGCTGCTGGCGCACAAGGTCCGGCCGGAGAACAGGGGCCGATCGGTCCTCAGGGTCCACAAGGGCTCACAGGCCCTGCTGGTCCTCAGGGAGAAGCCGGGGCCACGGGCGCTACTGGTCCTGCGGGTCCGGCTGGACCTCAGGGTGAACCGGGTGAGGATGGTGCAGACGGATCACCTGGTGCTGATGGTTTGTCAGCGTATGAGGTTGCCGTTGACAACGGATTCGTTGGCACTGAAGCCGAATGGCTCGATTCGCTAGTAGGTCCGGAAGGTCCCCAGGGTGAAACAGGTGCCACGGGACCAGCAGGACCAGAAGGGCCACAAGGTGACGTAGGCCCGCAGGGTGAAACCGGACCCGAAGGACCAGCAGGACCAACCATCGGCGTACGTGTGTTCACGGGTAGCGGTGCCCCCGGAACTATCACCGGTGCCGTAGCAGGAGATCTCTACGTGGACATCTCCACACCAACAAACCCGGTCTTCTACGTCTTATCGTGAGGTGAGTTCCGATGCCATGGAATGTCTTAGGTGCGGACTTCCCCGCGCTGGTCTCCAGCCGTATCAGTGACGGCACCGACAACGCGGAGGTGTTCGCGGGAGATCAGAACGGCCTAGTGGTTGGTGGCGGAAACAAAACTGTCACAGTGAACATCACCGCCACGGGTGCCATATCAGCTATCGACGTGTCCAACTATGCGTTGATCTCGTTTCAGTGGTCAGCCGTAGGCGGAGGCTCTCCCACTTTCGCTTTCCAGCAGTCGAACGACGGCGTTGTGTGGTCGGCTTGTTCCATGACTCCGGTCTCTGCCCTTGCAACGTTCTCTACCGCATCCAACGGTGCATCGGTCGGAACAATGTGGGTTGGCCAAAAGGTTGGCAAGTATTTCCGATTCAATGTGACCGGTTCGGTTTCCGGTACGTACACAGCGGTCTTCACCCTTCACTCCGTTGCTGCTCCGCTGACGCACTCCGTGATCATGCCCTCAGCTCCGACCACTGCTGTGACTCTCGGGTCAGGTTCGGTGAACACGAATGCGTTCGGTAGCAACGTGGGCAACTCAGACGGCCAGTTCATGTCCACACAAGCCGCTTTGGCTGTGTACAACTACGTCCACAGTGGTGGACAGGGGTCCAATCCCAGTTGGGACCGGTTGAAGGTCCCGAACATTGCCAAGACAGTGACTGCGACCGCTAGTGGAAACACCGCCGTGTGGACTCCTACATCAGGCAAGAAGTTCCGGTTACAGCGCTACCGCATTGATGTGACTGCGGATGCTGCTACGTCGGGTGGAGCTGTGATTGATGCAGTGTTGAGGGATGGGTCCACTACAGAACTGGCAGCGGCGTTGTCCCTCTATGTTCCGTCTGCCGCAGGTACGGGTATCGGCGTGGTCTCTACCGGCTGGGTTGACCTTGGGCAAGGCGTTCTTAGTGCTGCTGCTAACAACGTGCTGAATTGCAACCTGAGCGCTGCCCTTACCGCTGGAAAGGCAAGAGTCGTGTGTGCGGGTATCGAGGAGTGA